TTGCCAGTGCCTCTGGAGCCACAGACAATGGTGTAGTTATAACTATTTCTGGGTTGGACGCGGACTACAACGAGCAGTCTGAAACTGTTACCTTGGCAGGTTCTGGCACTGCGACAACAACCAAGTCTTTTCTTCGTGTTAATCGTGGGTTTGTTGCAGGTTCACAAGCACCAGTCGGAGCAATAACTGTAGCGAATGGTGGAACCACTTACGCATATATCAACGGAGATAATCAGACGTTGATGGCGCTTTGGACAGTCCCTGCGGGATACACAGGCTTTATTACTCAGCTTGATGTCACGGTTTTAACGGAACAAAACAACAAGTTCGGAAATATTCGTCTTGTGACCAGAGAGCAGGGTGGTGTTTTTCGTACTCAGGAGACGTTCTCTGTACAGCAAGGCCCGATTACCTTGCCGTACTCTATACCTGTTCACATCCCTGAAAAGACGGATATCGAGTACAGAGCTATAGCATCGGGTGCTAACGCAGACCTTCGTGTTTCAGCGGCGTTTGAGATTATATACATCAAAAATGATGGAGCGACATAATGGCAACTTCAGGAACTGTAGCCTTTAAACCTAATGTAGAAGAAATAATTGCTGAAGCATTTGAGCGTTGTGGTCTTGATACCCAAACTCAAACTGGTGATAAGGCTGTGTCTGCAAGGCGCAGTCTTAACCTTCTTTTTTCTGAGTGGGCTAATAGAGGTATTAACTATTGGTCTGTAGAGCAGAAAACTCTGACATTGGTGAATGGTCAAACTACGCCATACACATTGCCAGCAGGGACAATTGATATTATGGATGCGGTGATACGAGACAGTTCTGGCACAGACACTTCTGACCAGATAATAAATCGTGTATCTATTGCGGATTACAATCAACTTCCAAACAAAACATCTAGCGGTAAGCCAAGTCAGTATATGTTTGATAGTCAAATAACTCCAAAGATTTATATTTGGCAAATACCTGACAGGACAACATATAGTATGGTCTATTGGGCTGTTAATCAGCTTGATGACATTACAGCATCTAATCAAGATGCAGACATTCCATATCGTTGGAACGATTGCATATGTGCTGGGTTGGCAAGTAAGTTAGCAATAAAATTTGCAAATGAAAAATTTACACTTCTAAATGAAATGTATGAACGCGCATTTAGCATTGCATCTTCGGCAGATAATGATGGTGTAAGTTTAAGGATTCGGCCTACTGCGCTGAACTTATCTTAATGGGGAAATACGCAAGAGGAAAAAAATCCTACGCGATAAGCGACATAAGTGGTCTTCGGGTTAAGTATACCAAACTGAAGACGACTTGGGATGGCTTGCGTGTTTCACCTGAAGATTATGAGCCAAAACATCCACAACTTACTCCTGCTAAAAATGTTGTGGACGCGACTGCCTTATTTAATGGTAGGCCAGACAATGATCCAGAAAACGTTGCTGTCTATATTGGATTTACACAAGATTGGACAATAGACCCAAGGTCAAGACCACCTGTTGGTGTCCCATCTATAGGTGAAGCTGGTTATGTTGATATACATAATGATCGTATATTTAGTGTATCTGGCGTATCTGGAGCGGCTAATGTTGGAACGGCAATTGTATCTGATAATGAAGATTTAGCTGTTACTGGAACGTCTGGTACAGGAGCCATAGGTTCTGAAGTTCCTGAATTAGAACTAAACGAAACTGGAGTTGGTGGTACAGGTGCAGTCGGAAGTGAATCTATTGCATTAGAAATAAACGAAACTGGAGTTGGTGGTACAGGTGCTACAGGTACATCTACATTCTTTATCACAACAGATGCTCCAGTGTCTGGAACTGGTGGTACAGGTGCAGTGGGAACTGAAGTTCCTGAGATAGAACTAACTGAGACAGGCGTTGGTGGCACAGGTGCAGTTGGCAATGAAACCTTTGAAACAGAGATAGGTGAAGATGGAGTTGGTGGTACAGGCGCAATTGGCAGTGAAGTTCCTGAATTAGAGTTAAGTCAATCAGGTGTATCTGGAGATGGTGAGTCAGAAGGCTTTGGAGTTTCTGGCAATGGCAACATTCAATTGCTTGTTACAGGCATTTCGGGTATAGGTTCAACAGGTGCTGTTGGTGAAGAAGTCTCTGCTTCTGAAGCTATTGAGACAGGACTTGGCGGATCAGGTGCAGTAGGTTCAGTTAGTCTTGAAATTAGTCTAGGTTGGAGTGAAGGTGCTTGGGGAAGTGGTACATGGGGTAACTAAATGAATTACACAACATTAGTCGCAAATATTCAAAACTTTTTAGAAGACGACTCAACAGAGTTACAGGCGTCAATTGATGAAATTATTAATCAAGCTGAAGATATGATCTTTCAGAGATTACCTAATCTCCCATGTTTTAGGCAGACTACAACTGCTAATTTAGTTGCAGGCACAACTGACTATGTAGTGGCATCTGCCAGAATGATTAGGCAAGTTTCAGTAACTAGCTCAAATATCGCATCATATCTAGATCATAGGGTTGACTCTTATTTAAAAGACTATTGGCCTAACGCAACTACGCAAGGTACACCAAAGTTTTATAGTACAAAATCAGCAACAACAGCAGGGACTACAATTACAATAGCTCCTACACCAAATGCGGCTGATACTTATCAAGTGGACTTCATTGCACCAGAGACTGGGCTAAGTTCAACTAATTCTAACTCATGGGTTGGCGACAACGCAGAAAATGTGTTATTATCGGCGTGTCTATATGAAGCATCTGCATTTCTTAAAGCTGGAGAGACATTGGCGCTTTATAAAACACAATTTGACGAAGCAGTACAATTATTTGTACAAGAGATGCAACGCGATTATGCGGCAGAATATAACGGAGGTTTATAATGGCTATTACACAAGCAATGTGTACCCAATTTAAAAAAGATGTAATGCTTGGGTTACATGACTTAGACAGTGATACAATAAAGATCGCTCTCTACACAAGTAGTGCAAGTTTAGATGCTACTACTGATATCTACACAACATCGAATGAAGTTGCTAATGGTAACGGATACACTACTGGTGGAGTGACACTGGCAAATGCGTCTGTAATTGAAAACGGAACAAGCGGATGTTTTGACGCTGATAATCCTGAGTGGACATCAGCTAGTTTTACAGCGCGTGGTGCGTTGATATATAACAATACAGACGGAGATAGAGCTATCGCTGTATTAGACTTTGGTGGAGACTTCACAGTTTCTTCAGGTACATTCAGAGTTGTTTTCCCTGCTCAGACAGCTAACAACGCAATTATAAGGATAGACTAGTATGGCTTCAACCTATGTAAATGACCTTCGCCTCAATGAGATGGCAACTGGCGATCAGTCAGGCTCATGGGGTACAGTAACGAATACTAACCTTGAATTAATTGCAGAGGCTTTTTCTTATAGCACTGAAGCTATAACGACAAACGCTGACACGCATACAACAACAATAGCAGATGGGGCTACTGATCCAGGTCGTTCAATGTTCTTAAAGTATACAGGTGCGTTGGACTCAGCTTGTACAATTACAATAGGCCCAAATACTGTTAGTAAACTTTGGTTCATTGAAAATGCCACAAGTGGATCTCAAGACATTATTATTAAGCAAGGATCTGGTGCAACAGTTACGATTGCTAGTGGTAAAACTAAAGTAATCTACTCTGATGGCGTAGGCTCTGGTGCTAAAATGGTAGATGCTTTTGCGGCATTAGATGTTGGGTCTGTGTCAGTAGATAACATTACTATTGATGGCAATGAGATTGACGTAAGCTCTGGCGACTTAACACTAGACGTTGCTGGAAGTATTTATCTGGATTCTGATGCGGGTGACATTTTCCTTACTGATAATGGAACAAACACAATACGCTTTAACAATACTAATGGCACTTTAAATTTAAAAACTAATACATCAGATGCGGATATACAATTTCAAGGCAACGATGGTGGTGTAGGTATAACAGCCCTAACCCTTGATATGTCAGCGGCAGGTGCGGCTACGTTTAATGATGCAGTAAAACTTGGTGATGGAAACGTCCTAAGTCTAGGTGTAGGAAACGATTTAGAAATATACAGCGATGGAACAAACGGGCAGATTGCGGCACAAAACGGCAACCTAACATTTGACGTTGCAGGAGATATTAGCTTTGATGCTGAAGGCACAGATATTTATCTGAAGTCACAAGGAAACTCTTGGGGTCACTTTATGACCACATCAAATAATTTTTATATAAACTCTACAATTACTGATGGAGATATAGTTTTTCAAGGTGTTGATGGTGGCTCAACAATAACAGCCCTCACCCTTGATATGTCTGATGGCGGAACAGCAATCTTTAATAGCTATGCAAAGTTTCCAGACAATCAAAGAATTGTTATGGGAAGCGGTAGTGATTTATCATTTTACCATGATGGTTCTAATAGTTACATATCAGATCAAGGTGTAGGATCATTAGTTTTAGCTACTAACAGATTGAGCGTTAACAATGCGGCTAGTAACGAGGAAATGATCACAG